CAACGCAGAACGCCTTTATCGAACGGTTTAACCGGACGTACCGAACAGAAATCCTGGATTTTTACCTGTTCAGAACGCTGAATGAAGCTCGGGAAATCACAAGTCGCTGGCTGATGGAATACAACAGCGAGCGGCCTCATGAATTCCTGAATAACCTGACGCCGGAGGAGTACCGGCTGATGGCCGAAAAACCGGAAACCTCAAAAAGTGCGTGGAACTAAAACGGGTGTGCTTACACAAGTACATGATGAAACCGGCGTGGCAGCGGTTAAGGTAATATTGGCGGCGGAACAGCGTTGCCGGGATACTACAGTAGAAAGAAAGGGGGAGAACAATCCTGCTGCCATTTTGCTGCCAATTGCGGATTCAAAAAACAAAAAAGCCACCCTTGCGAGGTGGCTTAACTGCATGATTTTCATCATTAAATCTGGTGGCCCCTGCTGGGTTTGAACCAGCGACCAAGCGATTATGAGAACGATGCTCAATTCTTAAAAATCAATAACTTACTGTTTTTTATATAAAACTACAATTGAATGTTGATGGTTGTTAATGATGATTTGTGTCCTGAGGGGACAAAAAGGGGACATTAAAGATACCCATGAGGAACACGTAGAAGCCTCATATTTTTAGTGAGTAATGTTACATATAAACCGCTTTGATTCATCAAATAACAGAACAACCACCATAAGCGGCGTGTTGATGAATTTGCCTCCATGTATGCGAGGAAAAAGTTTTTTTCTGCTTCAGTTGCTAGATTAAACATTATTAGCAATTCTCTGGTTATTAATGTTACATCGTAGTAAGGGTGATTTTTTTCATACCAGTCTCGATTGAAAATATTTCTACTTAGTTCTAACAGGCTTCCCGCATCAATTTCATGGTCTTTATTATTTCTTATGCTAGCCCAATCAGACATCAATTCACCTTCACAATCTTTAAAATAGTAGTCTTCACTATGAAACCCTAGTTCAGAATAGTTTGTCGAATCCATTTTATTCATCAGCTTATCAAATAAAGATGTAAATATACTGATCCTATGTGAGGTGTTTAATATCTCAAGTTGTTTGTTATTGTATTTTTTTGTCAAAACAAGAGTGATTGAGAGTATGACTATGCTTGCAAAAGAAAATATAGCGCTGTACATGCCACCGAAAAAAGATCCTGCATTTGCCCAGTCTTGATTATTTGTTGAGAATCCATAGGAGTGAAATGTTTGATAAAACTTAAAAGCTGGATATGCTGACCCCCATATTAAAAAAGGAGCAACAATAATCAATGCCAACTTAAATAATTTATACATTTAATTTCTCCATTGGATTTAGCTTTATTGCATCTTCAAGATGATTTGGGGAAAAGTGTGAGTAACGCATTGTCATTTTTATATCAGTGTGGCCTAAAATGCGTTGAAGTACCAAAATATTGCCACCGGTCATCATAAAATGTGATGCAAAAGTATGGCGTAATACGTGGGAGAGTTGCCCATCTGGTAAATCTAATTCTGCTCTTTTAACAGCGCTACGAAAAGCAGAATAACAGGTATCAAAATATCGACCTGCTTTCTCGGGCTTTGGAATGCTATCATAAACAGCCTGGCTGATAGGTACTGTCCTGTTTCTATTGCCTTTAGTCTTTATGAAACTTACTTTAAGGCTTCTGATTTGCTTAGTAGTCAATGATTCTGCTTCATCCCATCTTGAACCAGTTACTAAGCATAAGTGCGCTACATGATAAACATGCGGGTTACGACTATTTTTACATTCATCAAGAAGCCGCTTGATTTCCTCTGCTTCAAGATAAGCAAGTTCTGCTTCTTCAGATTTAAAAGGACGTAAGTTTGCAAGAGGGTTATCTTTCTTCCAATGACCCAGCCGCTTTAGTTCGTTGAAGACCGCCCGGAAGTAAGCCAGTTCTAAGTTCATGGTTCGAGGTGAAACTTTTTGTACTCGGGCAGTTCTGGTTATCTCGCCTGACAGTCTTTTTTTTCGATATAAGGAAAACATGGTTGCGCTAAAATCATGGGCAAGCGGATTGCCCATGCTTTCACATGCAAAAATCATTGCGCTTAGACGCTTCTCACCATCCTCAAGAGTGATGCCGTGTTCATCGAACCATTGCTGGGCAAGCTCTGATAATTTGCGGCGATCCTCTTTGCCATCAATCCAAGGCTTATCGACTAATGTCTCCATTACATAATTTTCATATGCAACGGCCTCACCTTTTGTGGAGAATGTCTTACGGATGCGTTTACTGGGTTTTCCTTTCGGTTTGCCTTCAGGATAAAAATCTAAAAGCCATTTCCCATCATTTTTTTTCGTATGCTCATTTTTAATAGTTTGGTAATGCATAAATATTTTTCATTGTATCGTTGGTGATAGGAATGTTTTTCCTAAAATTATTTAGAGGGTCGATGAAAGTAAAGAATTCTTTATTATAGGATTCTAGAATACCTAACTTCTCTCCTTGAAAATAGAAGGTTTCGACCATCAATTGTTCAGGGTTGTTATTTAATATCTCGCCGATAGATACCGGGGGTAGCGGTATATATGAAGGTGAAGTGGTAATGGTATAGCCTTCTGTGCCTGCAACTTTTCTGTTACTCACGAATCTTGCGGTTTTAGGAGGAGCTAATGCATCTATTTTATCTTGAAGCTTTGTAATTAAGTTAAACAACATGCTTTCGCTTGAGTTTAATTCAACTGGCTCGACATGCGCAGGCTTTATTTTTAATAGTTTGACAATCGAATTCACATCATCGTCAGGTGCTGCTTCTGTTTCAAGCAACATCTCAGAAATAGATGATATTTCTCTTTCTACACTATCAACCCTTAATGATGGTGTATAGGGAACATATCTGAAGCCAGATATATCAAATGGTGCTTTATCTCGACCATCAGTAATTAGTATGGTTTTTTTGTTGAAAGCTTGGCGAAGGCCTAGTTCATAAAATACATTGGCATTTTTAGAGCTAAGGTCGCAAATGGCCATATCGCAATCCATTATTTTTTTTAGGATGTCGAACATAATCATATGGGACGCTTTGCTGTCATCTGCACGATAAGGCTGATAACCAGCATTAATACAAGCTGGCTTAATTAAGTATTCATAAACTCGGTTGAAATGATCTTTTTCATAATCAGGGTGATCAGCAATTGGCATGATGACAAAACAAGTCTTTACTTTTTTTTCTTTTTCAACAGGTGTATCTCCTGAATTCTTCACTTCCTTTTTTGCTGTCATGACAATTCCTTAATTGATTGTGAGAATAATTTTCCCAAGTACATCAATATCATCAATAGCACAATCAAAAGCCATTCCAACCCCGCTTACGCGCACCTTTGTGATAGGGATACGCACAAGGCTACGAACGCTCACCTTTCCTTCAATATTTACCAGCCACTCGCCGTCGAAAATTTCTGAAAATTTTTGGTCGATAATATACTGAGCGTTTTCATCTAATAAACAAAATGGCTCTACAGGTAATGGTACACCTGCACGAAAAAAAACCTTGTCAAACATGGCATAGCCAGAATCATAAAGCTGGCCATCGACTAGCTTTTTCCGAGGTAAGTTTAGAATATCCAATTCATCATTATCGAATTTTTTACCCTTTCCTGTCACTAGCCACTGAAGCTGTACGCCTGTTTCAGCCATGCACCGCACAACTATGTCAGCAGGGAATCCGCCTCGCTTATAGCGGCCAGATAAAGTGCTGGGTGCCATCCCCAGATGATCCGCCAGTAGCATTTTTGTACCGAAGCCGTATGCCTCGATAACCCTATCAAGAATAGGGGTGCTATCACCTTCGAAGTTGATATCGAATTTCATAGTTATTCGCGCAAGCTTCTCAATTTGAGAAATGATCTTGACGCTTCTCAAAAGCGGAAGTAATCTGGCTCCATTTTTTCTCAAAATGCGAATATAACTGAACTTTGCCGAGTTCAGACGAACTGAGGATTTTGCCTTATGCGTCCTAACATTACAATTACCATTCCCACACCTTACCTGCCACTTGATGAATACTGCCGCCTTACCGGTACCGCAATGGGTACGGCTCGCGACATGATCCGTGATGGTCGTTTACCTATTCGTGGAAAGGGTGACAAACCCCGCTCACGTGTTGAGGTCAACATGGCTGCCCTTACTGTTGAAGCGTTAAGCGAATGCCGTATTTCGCTTCAGGCGTAATCCAGGCTATCAATTCGTAAGGTGCGAATCATGTACGATTATAAAGTTTCAGTACGAAACTACCTTGATGATGCCTGCCGTCAGTTTTCACTGGCACACAACGTCACAGAACTGGCTAAAAAGGTAGGAATGCAACCGGCCACCCTGCGCAACAAGCTGAATCCGGACCAGTCGCACCAACTGACATTACCTGAACTGCTGGCGATCATCGATCTCACTGAAGACCCAACAATTCTTGATGGTTTTTTGCGTCAGATTAATTGTCAGCCTTCAGTACCGGTTAACAACGCCAGACCTGAAAACATGCAGTTTTGCGCATTAACTGCTGTGGCCAGTGTCGGGGTA